CTAACTAAAATTAATTAGCTTGATTAACAATTATTTGCAATTTATTTTTATCAATAGTATTGATATATTAATATAATAATATATTTTTGTGCAACAATTAACAATTAAAAACTATGAACACATTAGAAAAAACACAAACACAAACAACAGTTGACCCATTCTTGCCATTGGTAACATTCGCTAAAATAGAAATGTTCAGACAAGCAAGAGTTATGAACGGATTTCACTTCCCCGACAATCAGCATGTAGATTATTGGGTTAAAGATGGCATCTTAACTTTTCAGTACATTGATAGGATTGACAGACTTACTCAATTTGATGGCGAGCCAATCGAAGAAGATAGACATTCATACATGACTATTAATTTACTTGAGAATGCAAGGATTGAGCAACTTTACGACAAGTTAGAGCAAGTATTTGAAGTTATTGAAGAACACGAAGTATATTACAACACACGTAAATAATCACAAAAAAAAACAAAATGGAATTAAAAGGAACAATTGTAAAAATCGGAGATATAGAGCATATCTCCGATAAATTCTCCAAGAGAGAAATCGTAATCGAAACATCTGGCGAATATCCTCAGAAGATAAGTTGCCAAGTATCTAACAAAACTATTGCCTTATTTGATGGCAAATCAGTAGGTGAAGAAGTAACTGCCCACATCAACATAAGAGGTCGTGAACACAACGGAAAATATTACAACACTATTGAAATTTGGAAAATCAACTAACAAAAACAACTATGAAACTAATCGCAACCGCCTTATTAAAGGCTCAAAAAGAAATGGGAACAGCCAAAAAAGATGCTAAAAACCCTTTTTTCAAATCAAACTATGCAGACCTAAATTCAATTAGGGAGGCATCAATGCCACACTTAAATAACAATGGTATTGTGGTATTACAGCCAACTGCCTTTATTGATGGCAAAAACTTTATTAAAACAATCCTTTTGCACGAAAGTGGAGAAAGTATCGAAGCACTAACTGAAATCATTTACAGCAAACAAAACGATGCTCAATCGCAAGGATCAGGAATAACCTATGCAAGAAGATACGGTTTGCAATCATTGGTAAATGTTGGAGCAGAAGATGACGATGGAAACAAAGCAAGTAATCCAACACCACAACCTGCACAAGTTGAAAAGGCATGGTTAAATAAAGATAGTGAGCAATTTGCAAAGGCAAAAGAATGGTTGCAAGGCGATGGCACTATTGATAAAATTAAAGCCAAATACAGACTATCAAAAGAAGTAGAAACCCTTTTAACAACTTTGTAAAATGAGCAACCTTAATATTTATCAAATCGAGCAAGAGTATTTAAACCTTGCAAATCAATTAATCGAATCGGGAGGAGAATGTTCTCCCGAACTCGAATTGCAACTTACAATCAACCAAGAGCAGTTAGAACAAAAAGCAAGAGGATACGGATTTGTTGTTAAGCAAATGGAAAGCGATGTATTAATCATAGATGCCGAAATAAAGCGATTAGGCGAACTTAAAAAGGCAAGGCTTAGAACTATTGAACGATTGGAAACAACTGTAAGTAATGCAATGCAATTGTATCAGATTAACAAGTTAGAAACTCCTACCTTAAAGATTAGCTTCCGCAAAAGTGAATCAGTTGAGATAGATAATGAGGCTGATATTCCTGCACAATTTTTAAAGGAAAAAACAACTTACACAATTGATAAAACTGCAATCAAAGAAGCCATCAAGAAAGGTGAGGTTGTTATCGGTGCAAGGTTGCAAATTAATCAAAACATTCAAATCAAGTAATGAAATCAACTTTTTTCAGCACCGTTAAAGATGGTAAGTTGCAAAAAAACACTACTCAAAATATCCTCCAATGTTTAGCACCGTTGGAGGGTAAAAGAGTGGTGGTAACTATTGAAAAGCAAAAGAGTTCAAGAAGTTTGCAGCAGAATAAGTTATATTGGGTTTATATCGACATTTTAAGCAAAGAATTAGGCCACAGCAAAGACGAAATGCACGAACTTGTAAAATATAAGTTTTTAAAATTAAAACGCTTTATAAGTGTTGTAAATGGCAAATCAGTTATCTTAGCACTTGAGGATGGAATTTATGTTGATGTTAGCACTGGCGAAATTCACGACATTGAAAAAGTTGAGCCTTATGATAAGATTGGATCAACAACCACCTTAACCAAATCAGAGTTTATTGATTTTATTGATAACCTAATTACTTGGGCTAAAGACTTTCTTGGAATTACTTTGCCATCACCAGAAGAACAACAAACAATTAATTATTAATTATGGAAAACTACCCACAAAAATTTATTGACTATCACGCCAAATATCCCAAAGTTTACGAGTATTACAAAGGAGTAATTGCTCAGCTTATAAACAGAGGATTTAAGAAGTATTCATCCGATGGAGTTCTGCACATTGTAAGATTTACAAAGCACGATGAAATTAAGAAGGATGGATTTAAGGTCAATAATAACTATACTCCTTACTATGCGAGGTTGTACGAAAGTGAACATCCTGAGTTAAAGGGATTTTTTGCCAAAAGAAAAGTTAAACAAATAAACTAAAAACAAAAAAATGATATACAGAGACCATTTTCAAAATTATAAAAGTTATGCAATTCCAAAGGCTCAATTAATAATTGCAGATATTCCTTACAACTTAGGAAACAATGCCTATGCTTCCAACCCTGCTTGGTATAAAGATGGTGATAATAGCAATGGTGAAAGTGCTTTGGCAGGAACTTCTTTTTTTGATACAGATGAAGATTTTAGACCTGCTGAATTTATGCATTTTTGTAGCACAATGTTAAAAGCTGAAAGCAAAAAACCAAAAGTAGAAGGCGAGGCAAGACAAAAGAGCGAAGCCCCTTGTATGATTATATTTTGTGCTTTTGACCAACAAATGTATTTAATAGAATTAGCAAAAAGATACGGATTGAATAACTACATAAACTTAGTATTTCGCAAAAACTTTTCTGCTCAGGTATTAAAAGCAAATATGAAAATTGTAGGCAATTGTGAATATGGCTTGGTGCTTTATAGAGATAGATTGCCAAAGTTTAGAAACAAAGGCAAAATGATTTTTAATTGCATTGATTGGCCTCGAGATAATGAAAGCGAAAAAATACATCCAACACAAAAGCCTGTTGAATTATTAAAGACTTTGATTGAAATTTTTACAGATGAAGGCGATGTTGTTATTGACCCTTGTGCAGGAAGTGGAAGCACAATTATTGCAGCCAAAAGATTAAAAAGAAAAGGTTTTGGATTCGAGATTAAAAAAGAGTTTTGGACTAAAGCAAATCTATGGATTGAAGAAGAGGAATTAGCAAGAAAAGAAATTATAGAGTATGGATTTGCTAAGAGCAAAATAGAAAAAGAAGGGCCAACACTTTGGAGTTAATTAAGTTTGCAGATTAAAAAAATAATCCGTAACATTGCAAAACCGTTCTTAAAATTTACAATTAATAGTTGTGGCCATACAACTTAACAAAATAAAGGTGGAAACACCGATATAAGCGAACCCTCGTATTTCAAATGGCCTTGAGATACTGAGGGTTTTTGCTTTTAATACATTATGGAAAATATTAAATTTTCAATAACAGAAGATTCAAGTATTAAACTTGATTTAAAATTAGAAAGTGGTAAAATAATTACTATTACTCACATTGCTGAACACGAACCTTTATCAATTAGTGATTTAGAAGATGCAAATGCAAAACTTTCAACTGCAATTAAAACATTAAGGTCAATTTTAAAATAAATTATTATGAAGAAATCATTTTTACTACATAAAGATTCACTTTGCATTTTAGATAAAATGTCAAATGAACAAGCTGGAATATTTATTAAAGCAATTTATTTTTATCAAATTAATGGAGAGTTACCTCCATTAGATTTTGCTTTAGAAATGGCAATTACTCCATTTATAAACCAATTTGTTAGAGATATGGAATTATACAAAAAAACATCAGAAGTAAGAGCAGAAGCGGGAAGCAAAGGAGGTAAGCAAAAGGTAGCAAAACAAGCAATTGCTACCAAAAGCAAACAAAAGGTAGCAAAGGTAGCAGATAATGATAGTGATAGTGATAGTGATAGTGATAGTGTTAATGATAATGAAAGTAAAAATATAAATATTTATAAATCTTTTCTGCATCTATCAATATCAAATGAAGAAGTACATAAACTAAATTTAGCAGGTTACACCAAACAACAGATTGACGATGTATTAGAATCAATTGAAAACTACAAAAAGAATACAACCTATGTTAGTCTATATTTGACTGCAAAGAAATGGCTGAACAAAGAAAGAATTGAAAATCCACCTCCAACAGAAGTTAAACGCCCAATGGTATATTAATTATGACAATAGCAGTAATAGAAAAGGAATCAAAGCGTGAATATCTAATTGATATTTCCAAAGGTGGCGAAAATAAACAGACTTGCCCAGCTTGTTCTCACGAACGTAAAAAGTCAAAAGATAAATGCTTTAGCTACAATGCAACAAAGGAAGTAGGAAGTTGCTCTCATTGTGGTAAGGCTTTTTACAAGAAGTTAGAGAAATTAGAAAATAACTACCAAAGGATTGAATATAAACGACCGATTTGGAAAAACGAAACAACACTATCCGAAAAGTTAGTTAAGTGGTTTGAAACAAGGAAGATTAGCCAAAAAACACTTTTAAAGGCAAAGATTACAGAGGGATTAGAATGGATGCCACAAACAAACGGAAACATTAACACCGTACAATTTAACTACTTTAGAGATGGTGAATTGATAAACGTAAAATATCGCACTGGCAACAAACAATTCAAATTGGCAAAAGATGCTGAGTTGATTTTTTATAATCTTGATGCAGTAAAAGACCAAAAAGAAATAATAATTGTTGAGGGTGAAATTGATTGCCTAACATTAATTGAATGTGGGATTGAAAATGTTATTAGCGTTCCAAATGGTGCTACAATAGGCAGAAACAATCTTACTTATTTAGACAATTGCATAGACCTATTTGATGAAGATACAAGGTTTATATTGGCGTTAGATAACGACCAAGCCGGGAATAGTTTAAGAGATGAATTTGCCAGAAGATTAGGAGTTGAAAACTGCTCAAAGGTAGCGTTCAAAGATTGCAAAGATGCAAATGAATGTTTAGCCAAGTATGGAATGGATGGAGTATTGGAAAGCATAAATAACAAAATTGAATATCCTTTAGTCGGCATATTTACCTCCACAGACTTAAACGAAGAGATAGATAATTATTACAACAACGGATTGCCACAGGGCGAAACAATAGGCTTAGAAACATTTGATGAAAACCTTAAATTTCATTTAGGATACATCACAACAATTACAGGCATCCCAAATCACGGTAAATCTGAAGTATTAGATTTTATTTGTGCATCTTTAAACATTCGTGCGGGGTGGAAGTTTGGTTTATTCAGTCCTGAAAACTATCCTTTAGAACTTCACTTTAGCAAGTTTGCTGAGAAATTAATAGGAAAAGCATTTGATGGAAACTACAAAATGAATAAAATGGAATTGGAATTGGCCAAAGATTACTTTTCAAAAAACTTCTTTTTCATAAAACCCGAAAATGATTTTAAACTTGAGGATATTTTGCGGATGGTAAAAAGTTTAATTAGAAAATACGGAGTAAATGCCTTTGTAATTGATGCTTGGAATAAACTTGAACACAATGAAGATTCAACACACTATGTTTCAAAACAATTGGATATATTGGCAACATTTTGTGAAAGAAATATGGTGCATTGTTTTCTTGTAGCCCACCCAACAAAGATTATGAAAGATAAAAAAACGGGATTATTTGAAGTGCCAAACCTTTACAACATAAATGGCTCTGCAAACTTCTTCAATAAAACTCACAACGGATTAACCGTATATCGCAACTATGATTCCAAGAAAACAGAAATATACATTCAAAAAGTAAAATTCAAACACTGGGGGCAGTCAGGCACAATGTGTTCATTGGGATGGCATTTTATCAATGGCAGATATTATACATTTATTCCCGACAATACCAATTGGATATTAGGCGAAAAGAAACAAGTAGAAGCATTTGAACTACCACCAACCCCAATAAAGCCCAACGGAGCATTCGACACACCAATAAACAAAAAAGATAATTGGGACTTTATCACAAAGAATGAATTTTCAGATATTGGCAACGATGCCTTTTAACAAACTGACAAACAAATAAAAAAAGTAAGGTTATAAACTGACAAAAAAAACTTTTAAAATTTGACAATTAAATAATTTGTATATTTGCAGTATGGCAAAACAATCAACTAAAATATCAGATTTAATTGCTGATGATAAAAACTTCAACAAAGGATCAGAATTTGGAAACTCACTAATTGAGAAATCCTTCCGCAAATTCGGTGCAGGTCGTTCAATCCTAATCGACAAAAACAACCGAATAATTGCAGGAAATAAGTCAGTTGAAAATGCAATGGCAATAGGTATGGAAGATGTGCAAATTATAGAAAGTGATGGCACTAAGATAATTGCAGTAAAACGAACGGATATTGATTTGGATAGTGAGCAAGGCAGAGAGATGGCACTTGCCGATAATGCCTCTGCAAAGGCTAACATCGTGTTTGATGCTGAGTTGATTGAGGCGGAGTTGGGGGAGGCGGTTTGTGTTGAGTGGGGAATTGAACTTGCCAAAGAAGAACCCGAAGCGGAAGAAGATGATTTTGCAGTTCCTGAAGGTGGAATTGAAACCGATATTGTATTAGGGGATTTATTTGAGATAGGCGAACATAGATTGCTTTGTGGGGATAGTACGGATAGCGACCAAGTGGCAAAGCTAATGAACGGACAAAAGGCAGATATAACATTTAGTTCTCCACCTTATAATGTTGGAAAAACACCAAATGGAAATGAGCAAAAATATTTAAATGATAATGATAATAAAACAAGTAATGAGTATGTTGAATTATTAGATAATTATTCTAAAAATGCTTTATTATTTAGTGATTATCTTTTTTCTAATATTCAAAGTTTATCAGGAAATAAAATTGCTTTAATTGAACATTTATACAATTTGAGAAGTATTTATGCAGATGTTATGATA